TAATCTAACAGTTGCCAATTGCATTACATCATCTTTTTTAACTGGTGCTTTTGGAAATAAAGATGGTATTCCTTTTTCATATACAAAATCACCAAATTTATTCAAAAATATACTATCAATTCTTGGTAAATAATATTCAAATCCAGCAAAAGATGTTTCGTCAGGAGTTAAATATTGTTTTATTGATGAACTAAAATCTCTTGATTTAAATATGAAAGGAGATTCACTACTACTGTCAGGATTATAAACAGACACTCTTGGTCTAAAGTCTAAAGTGTCACTTGCTCTGTGAAAATCAATACTTGGTATATCATTTTTAAATCTTTCTTGATCATAACTTAAAACTGTAAATACATCTCCATCATCATCTTCTGGAACTGTATATTGATCGAATACAACTAACAACTGTCCAGATGGTTCTGATGCACTTTGTGATCTTATGATTGAGGAATAGTCATAAAATTCTTGTTTTTGTCCTTTTTGTAATGTATATAAATTCGTAATATCTTTATGCACTCCCAATTCGATAGCATCTATATTTGTTTTTATATTTGATTCAGTAAATTTAACAGATTCATTTAAATTAAATTTATCAGAAGTAAGATATACAACACCTAGTTTGTTTGATTCTGGTTTTGTAACCACTCTGGCAACTATTTTAGTTTCTTCACTAACTATATTTTCACCAATGATTGCGTTATTGGATACATCAGATGTGCTACTAAATTGTAAAACATCAAGTGTTGGTGCAGAAGAATTCAATGATTCATAAACTGCAAGCACTTTAACTACATCTGGGTGATTCAAGCAAATAATGTTATCTTGAACTCTTAGTCCATGACGACGGTCAAAAGTAAGACCATCTGCAATTTGTTTAGCTCCGTTACCTACTGCAGTGCTTCCAGATTTTTCAAATTTTGATCTGGTTATATTTACGACTGTACTTCTTGTATATTCTTTTTGTTTTGTTTTAATTCCATTTTTAGTCAGTGATACATTGATTAATGTATTATTACTACCATTTGATAAATTACTAATTGAAATATCATCACCACCATTTAAGAAAGAAAATGTATCATTACTGATTGCTTGTGGTGTGCCATTTACAAAAACCGAATATCTTTCTTGATCAAAAGGTTCAAAGACAGCATCAGTTAACTCAGGAAAAGATGAGGTGACATCAGAGCTAATATCTAACGTTAATGTATTATTAGAAACTGTTTTAGATGTTAGTTGTTTTGTAATCTTAAGTCTTGAATTTTTTAGATCAACAGATGCAACGTCATTATGTGGAAGTGGTGAGTATAATGTTCCCGATCCTGTAATTACAGGTGCACCCGCAAACATGTCAACTACTAAAGTAGTGGCTGCTCCAACTAAATTTCCATCAAATACACCAGCAACACTTGGTGAAATAGCAGATAATGTGAGACTAGTTCCACCAGATCCAACTGCTTCAACTTTATTATATGTTTCTTGATCATTACCAGGTGTTAAAAATCTTACGGTTGAACCTTTTCTTAATCCTTGGAATCCTGCTTGTCCTGCTGTAACAGTATTACCATTGATACTTACCTGCATTACACCACCAGGTAATCCAAAAAGTTCTAAAACAGAATCAGCTTTAAATTGAGGAAACCCTGTGCTCGCAGGTTGTTCTACAGATTTAATTCCTTGAGTGTTGAATGATGTAACAACACCAACTGTTCTTGAAGATGGAATTCCATTAATGTTTAATTCCTCACCAACAATAAAATCTCCACCAGTTTGATTGACAGTGATAACTGTTGAATTATTACCAGCATTGATCGTATATCCTACAGCACCACTATTTCTACCTTCAATAAAAGACCCAGATGGTGCTTCAGTCGCACTTACTGCTTGATTTAAAACTATATTAGTATTAGTTTGTATATCAAATAGTCTTAAATCCCATCTTGAAGAAGCACCTACATAGGCAGAATCCTCTAAACTAAAATTATACACTCTCGCACTTCCAATATTTTCACCACCTGCATTAAATTGACTGAATAATTTAACTACAGATCCTTGTTTAGGGGATCCAGATACATTATTAACCTTGAGAACATTACCCATTGCAAAAGAGAATCCAACATCACTTCTTATACCCACGTCTCTTGGTTTTTCTACGTCAATAATTTCTGTAGCAACTTTTTCTACTTCATATCCTCTAACGTAAGCAACACCTGGTGATAGTTTAAGGCACATTAAATCATCTGATGGTGTATTTAACTGTTCTGTAGTGTCACCATCAAAGAATAAACCACCGTTACCTAAATTATCGTTCAATGAATCAAAAAATGACATTGAAAAAGGTGATACACTATAATCTCCCGATTCTTGATATGTTCTTTTTGCAAGGTAATCACGAATTTTGTTATAATCACTCTTGCTTTGCATTACCTTAACTTTACCTTCATCTAATCTCATTATTTCAACGAAATTAGTATCATTTTTATCTGTTAATTCCTTTTTACTTAAAGTAAGAGTAATTTTTAATCTATCTGCACCAGGTGCTGCAAAGTTTGTAAATCCTTTTGCATTGTCATATAAACTTTCATCTTCTTTTGCATTGACTAAAGATTCATCAATACTTAAACCAACTCTATATGAAGGATTGTTGGAATAGTGATCAAGAATTATTGTTTGATCTTCAACATTAACAAAATATCCACGTATAAAATAAACACCTTTTGATACAAATGCAGCAGAACCAACTGCAGTTGCATTAGATGAAATTAAAGATGCAAATGGAGTTCCTGAATTAATTGTAGTATTTCCGTAAATAACATTCTCTGTACAACTTAGTGATTCACCATCAGTAAATGTAGTAATATCAGATGAACTGTCAGCACTTAAATATGTGACATAAATTGTAGGGTCTGTGACATCAGCACCATCTGGAAGTGCAACAAATTTAACAAGAGCTGAAACACCAGATACATCTCCTGTAATTTTCTTACCAATAAAATTATTAATGTATACAGATATGTCAATACCATAATTACTGGTATTTAATTTAACTGCTTGAAATTGTTTATCAAATGCTACTCCACCTGGTATGACAACTGATCCTTCTTTAAATATATGATCACCAAAAGACTCAACCTGATTCTGTAATATAGATTGTTGCTGCGTTAACTCCCTTGCCTGTATTGGAAAACCTGGTTTGTATAAAATTTTATGAAAGTTTTTACTACTATCATAATCATCATAGTATGGGCTAACATTAAGATTAATTTTTTGTGCCATTTTCTTTAGAATTCCAGAATGATTTTAACGTCTTCTTTTTGTCTGATGTCTCTTTCCACTTCTTTACGATTATCAATGTAAATTACATCACCAGTCTTTTTATTTATTTCAGGATTAGCAAGTCCATTTGTGAACTGCACTCCTAAATTTACAAGTTTACTGCCAATTGTAGTTGTAATTCCAGTAAAACCTGTTTGAATAGACTCTGTACCACTGACAACACCTGAAAATGTAATGTTACCTCCAGTTGATTCAAACTCAAATATATCATTTGTATTCACGTTATCAGTTTGATCAACTTTGTTTCCAAAACACAAAGATCTATCCTGAACATATTTTATGACAGTTGTCTCATCATCATATGAAGCAACATATCCACTAGCTATGTTACCATCAGATCTAGTCTGAGTCATTCCAAGTCCTATCAAACTATCTGGATTTGATACTGCACCAATACTTGATCCAACTACCTTAACAGAAAAAAGAGATGAAAATTGAGATGCAGTGGATATACCTGTTGAGCTAAATTGTGTAGGATTTTTTATTATTCCAACTTGTGAGAAATGTGTATCTGTTGGAAAATCTTTTGTTGAATCATCAAATCTTGAATAAACTAATACTTTATCTGCACCTAATTCAGTATAAATGTTAAATCCATGCCCCTTTGATGGTGGAATTATTGGTATCAGTTTTGCTCTATTTGATTCTGCTACACCACTATTAATACTACTTAAATCCACTATTCCATATGTATATCCAGATCCACCAGCAGTTACCACCGCATCAGTGATTGACCCATTATTATCAACAGTTATTAAAACCTTACCACCACTACCATCACCTAAAATGTTAACACTGAAACTTCCAGAAGAACCTCCATTGTATCCAGCACCACTTTTCTCAATATAAACTGTTTTTAATTGGTTTTTGTTAATATCTGAATCACCTGCTTCTCTGACTGCTTGTATTTGAGCATCAGTAGATGTAGTCCAATCATTTGGTAATACTATAAATTCAGTGGAATCAAACTTAATTACGTCACTAGGTGAAATTGTAAAAAGATACTTCCACACATAATCATCTTGAACTCCTGCTGCTGCTGGTTCAAGATCAGTGAATGTTGGCTCATCTAATGATTCACCACCTCTTGCGGTTGATGGATCTTTACCGAACCCTCCATTATCCAAACAAATATAAACTTTGAATTCGGACGTTATAACATAATAATTCGTTTTATACAAACTTCCAGTTTGTCCATTAGGTGCTTTGTTTCCTTCGACATTATAATCATGCCTATACATGTCATATCTACTGTTTGCTACCCAATTATGTTTTTTTACAACTCTTCTAATATTAGAACTGTTTATTTTTTTACCGAATAGTGATGTATCTCTATAGTGTGTTAAATATTCCAAATTATCGACTGGATCTGCTGGCCAGTTATTCAAATCAGATCTACCAAATCCAACACTTCTGGGTGTAGGATTAGGCAAACCTAAAAATACATAGTAAGAATTATTAGAGTCTAAAACAGAATCTACAAAGTTACCTGCGTTTGCTATTCTAAATTGATCTGTTACTACCGCTGGCATATTAATAGTTTTTTAGATATTTATACAACATATTTAAAGAGGTGTAAATATTGAACCTGTTTGTTCAAACGTATCACTTCCACCATCACGTTTAAGAGTTGGAAATGTTGTGAGACCAGAGTCAATTGTAAGTCCCGTGACACCTATTGATATTGGTGATGTACGTGCAGCAAAACCACTTATTTTGCCTAACGATATTTTACCAACTGGATTCGCATTAGATCCAGTTATACTCAATCCTGTTGTATTTGTATTTGGTGCTATACAACAAGTAATTATTCCAGTGGTTGGATCACTACCAGAAGAAGTAAATTGAGCAACAGTGTATATATTATCAACAAAAGTCGTACCTATACCAACTGTTTGCGTTCCAGTATTATTATCAGTTGATGTTAGACCTGTTCCAACTTTAGTATCAAAGACATAAATTGGTTGTCCAACTTGAATTGGATTCATATCAGATCCTGTGGATATTGCAACGAATCTCATTGCCAACTTACCACCAGCAAGAGTTGTTCCAATACCTGTGATACTTCCTGATACAGATTGAATCGTTAAGTTAGATCCTGCAGGAGTATTTAAGTTATCAAGTGTAATTGATGGAAGTTCTACAATTGTTTGAGGTGGATTAGTGCTAGTGTAACCTGAACCAGGAGTAGTTGGTGAAGCAATGAGGAATGTTCCACCTAAACCGACAATTGATCCTCCAACTGCAGTGGTTCCTACTCCAGGTGGTGCAGTAAATTTAATTACAGGATTGCTACTTGGTGCATAACCTGAACCAGGATTTACAATTGTTATTGCAGATACAGAACCGTCACTATCATCTATAGTGACATTGAAAGAAGGAGGTTCAGGATCAGATTTTCCTGAAACTATTACACAACTAAAATTAGGTACAGGATCTTCTTCATAATTGAAGAAATCTGCATTATCAACAAAGAATTCCGTATCTGAAGTCGAGAAATCCTTAATAATTTTTGCCACAGGAGTAATTCTTGGTTCAAGTTGACTTCTCTTCTTAGAAATAAATTCTTTGTTGAGTATTAAATCCTCTTTCTGTTTTATTAGTGATACAGATCTTGAATTAACATCATCTATTCCTAAACCTGAATATACATTTGTTTCAAGACGTTTTGAATTATCTAAAGATATAACTGTTCTTCTATCCTGAGTTGGTGTTGTATTAAGTCCAACTATTTGAATATTATCTCCTCTTTCGATAACTGTGCTCTCACCTGTTTCAACTCTTGAGTCAACTCCATCAGTCCCTTTATAGAACAATATTGCGATTTCATCTCCAGGTGCAGGTGCCTCCTCAAAGTTAATTGAAGTTCCTCCTACTAAATTATAAGCAGATTTTGGTTCTTGAATGATACCATTTACTGTTATAAAGAATGAATTTTCAATATCTGTTGTTAAAGAATCTCCTGCCTCGATACTTACTAAACTTCCATTATAGAATAATGGGAATTTTGTTCTTTCACCATCCTGAAGATTTTTAATTGAATCGATATAATCAAATTCACCAAATTGCCACATGGCAAAAGAATCTTTGTAAACATCAGTAATTTCTAAGGTTGACTTAACTACTGCCTGACTTAAATTACCATCAGTTACAATTCCTATTGCTTCTACAATATCTCCTTTCTTATAACCATAACCTCTCTTCACAATATCATATCCTGTTATCTCGAATAGTGTTGATCCAATACCAGTTGTAGAACTGGCACTTACTAAAGCATTTACAACCAATCCAATTCCTGTATCCGTTGTCTGTCCTATTCCTAATCTTGATACACCTCTTACAGATAAATTACTATAAGATGGTTCAGGAACACTAATAATTGGACTTTGATAATTAGTACCAACACCAACTATTGTGAATGCTAATGATCCTCCAACACCGACAGATGCAGTTATATTTGCACCTGTTCCTATATTTTTTCCTACATCTACACTAAAGACATTATTAGTTATCTTTGTAATAGCACGACCACTACCATAAGCAGGATCTCCTAATCTTGGATATCCATGGACTGTTTTAAAGTTATCTTTTGAACAAGAAAATCTTATTGAACCTGGACTAATTACGATATTATCGTTGGTATTCATTCCATGGTTATTTGCTGTAACAACTAAAATTCCAGTGGTTGGATCGTATGTAGCATTTGTTGGTGTTAATGATCCACCAGATTTACTAATTGCATTATTATCTGCAGAGACAAAACGGTGCTCATAACCTAAATCTGTTACAGCCACTCCGACTGGTGAAAGACCATTATATCCTGATCCAAATCTTAAATCTCCATACCAAGGGAACGCATTACCTGATCCAACATACGCATGAGGAATTGTGCAGACACCAATATTAACACCAAATACATTTGTTGCTGCTATTGATACGATGGGGAATTTATCTCCTATTGTGCCATCAGGGAAGATAGTTGTTGTAACTCCAGAATGAGGAGCAGCACAAGCAAACTCTAAACCTCCAAGTATTACTTCTTCATTAGAATTGACAAAGGGATGTTCGTTAACAGTTTTAATTGTCATAATACCACTAACTTCATTATAAGTGGCAGTTACAATTCCTAATGCAGAACCACTATATGCGACCCCCACAATGCTTGATATGGTTCCACCTATACCTAAGAGTGCTTTTACTTTTGCTCCAACTAGAGGTGCATATCCTAATCCTGTAACAGTCGATCCTACCGATACTGGTATTCCACCTCTTGGTATTTCATTTTCATTGATGTCTACTCCACTAATGAATTGAGTTCCATCACTTGTTTGAATACCTGTAAATTTAACACTTGTAACTCCAGAAGCACCACTTCCAGTTTCAATTATTTTAAAGTTTTGATTTGGATTATTATCTGTAGATGGTGATTGGAAAATTCCATTTATGAACAGAATTCCATTTCCTCCTGTTGTTCCGAGACCAACTGTATTTGCTCCACCAACTTTAAGAGTGAAAGATGATGTGATTCCATTGAAACCTGTAGAAATATCATCATAAATTTGATTGGTTGAATAATCATTTCTAAGGTACACTCTTCCATGGAATTTTGATGTAGGAAAATCTAAATTACCGTTATCTTTTAAAACTGCTGGATTTCCTCTAGGAGCATCAACAAAAAATATTTTTCTACCAACAATATTATATGATCCACCAAATTTTCTAACAAGATCACCATAGTCATGAGTTGTAGCAGATGTTCCAACAAATCCTCTGTCAACCTCAACTAATCCAAATGTTCCACCTAAACTTATAGGACCTGACGCAGTGGTTCCAAACCCTATATTTTTTATTCTCATAAATTCATCATTTACCTTTAAAACATCAAATGATGTGATCGTGCTTAGTCCACTGAGATGAATAATGTTTGTAGTAATTGCAACGTTATTTGCAATAGTATGAGTCACATCAGATCTTATCATTGGATATTGAATAACATCATCTATACCAATTAAAACCTTCTCATTTGATTTTGCCATTGAAAATTCATGAGCATTACCTTCACCAGCACTCATAAATGTTACAGCTGCTCCTGCTCTTGTAGTTGATATTGTGAAATTATTTGCATTAGTAACTGTTTTTACAAATACAGATGATGGAAGTGTATGAATACCTGCAGCACTCTTATACAACATTGCAGTCGAACCGACTCCAACGAATGTTGATGATGGTTTATAAATTAATTCTTCGTTAGGTCTAAAGAAATGATTTTTTAAAGTAAATTGACCTGTCCCTAAATTAACGTCACTTGAATTTGGATTAAATACTTTTCCAAAAATATCAATTGAATTATTTCTCAAAAGAAAATCTGTTCTATTAACCCTCTCACCATTAAGTGCGTTATAATCTAGGAATGAATTAGATTCTACAATTCCACCATATGTAAGATCTTGTGGTGTATTATCTCTATCTACATCAGTATAGAAACAATGATTAAGTGATACTACAGTAGTGACACCAACTAAATTATCAGGATGGAATTTGATTGAAAATGTATAAGCATCATAAGAAGCACTAAATGTACCCAACCCAATTCCAGGATCGTATTCTGATTCAAAATTCTTAGAAACTGAAAGGAATTTAGACTGATGAATATAAGCATCTACTCCATCATGTATGGATAAAATTTCATGTATTGCTTTTGATGAACCTATACTTACTTCTACTATTGATTTTACACTGTTGAATAAGGATGAACTAAGATTTACTATGTCAGCTGTTCCTACTCCACTATTTGATGTTGACTGATAGATTGAGAATCTCTCTTGACCATCTGGTTGTCCTTGTGCTTTAAATCTATATGTAAAATCATTTACTCCTGTCGTTCCAATTCCTATGACTTTTGATTTAAATCTAACGATATTAGAAGTATTATTTTCAAAGTTAAGAACAAGATTATTATTTGATATTGACGAAGATACTATTCCTAACTTGTTAAGTGATAAATCAAGTTTATCAGTATTGAAGTAGGACTCACTTAAAAATGTATCAGAATCACTATGAGTAACATATGTTTCAACTAAGTTAATCTCATTAGTGGTTAAATCTGTAATTTGAGTTGTTGCATGTAAGGATTCAAAATGATTTAACGGAACTGAAACTATACTTGTATTGACACCTGAACCACATGTACTTATGAAAGAACTTAAATTTATCGGACCTAGTGAAGTGGTTCCAAATCCAGTTGTTGAGGTATTAAATGTGGAGTTGAATATTTTAAGATCATAATCAGTATCATTAGGAAAAAGTGGTGTAAATCTTAATGTTTTAATTTGAGTGCTCTGTTCATTATGCAATTTAAATTCAACAATACTATCATTTTTAGTATTGGTCAATCCAACACCTGAGTTAATTATTCTAGCTTTTTCAACTATTACATTTTCTGTTCCTGTGCTCAAGAGCATTATATCTGATAATTGAATTTGATTTGCATTTGATGATGAACTATCAACTCTAACTAAAAAATTATTGAAAACATCAGTGTTTCCAAACTGGAATAGATCAAGGTGGGTATTTAAATTACCTTCTAAGTTGGAAAACTGATGATTTATATCATCAATATCTAAAACATCATTTGTATTACATTGAATATAATCAGATAATCGAATATTATCGAACTCTACAAATCTTGCAATATTTCCTACACTGACATCAACATCTTTCACAGTATCAATGTTCTTGATTTCATCAACTCTCTTTTCACCAATTAGATCAACAATCAATGATAAGGTGCTTGTTGATCCAATACCCACGTTTGTGGTAGAGGTTATACCTGTATCAGCAAAATTCTTCATTCCACTCGTATGAAGTATATTGTTTACTGATGTCTGCAATTTATTCCATTCAATAGGACTTTGAACAGAATATGACATATTTTGATAGTAATCATTATCTGGTAGATACTGAATATCATCACTTAACATACCAATATTATTTTTCCAACCAACATTTTTCAAAATAGAAAAATCAGTCTTCAATCTACCTTTATTTCTACTAATTTTAGATATTTCTGCTTGACTACCTGAATCTTCACCAAATATTACATCACCAATCTCTAAATCCTCTTTTCCGAATATTTTAAGTTTCCTATCTCTTGTGGATAAAATCTTAAAGTTTGTAGAGTTTGAGTTTACACTTATGCTTTCATCTATTACAAAATTAGCTTGATTTTGTGTGATAAAGAATGTTGGATAATCAGGTTGATTGACAACAGTTGCGAAAGTTGTTACGGTAGATTTAGCAATACCAGTATTGTTTGTAAATGAACTTACATCTATTTCAATTTTACTTAAACCACCAGAAGTGAAGTAATTTTTAACTGGTAAGAAATTAAATCCATAATCTGATGAATTAAATCCAGATCCTGCTGCACCAACTTTCTCTACACCTTCTATGAATACCAAATCACCAGTGGAAAAAGGATCTTGAGCAAATCCAGCTAAAGGTGTTGTCAGTGTGCATGTATAAGAAGATCCTGCATTAGATTCTATATTTGTAACAACAATTCCATTTGAATTATTTGATGTCCTTAAAAATACTCCTGTTTCAGGAAGTCCTAGTGGAGGTTCTGTAATATCAACAGAGAAAATACTATTTTCAAGCATAATTGGTAGTAAAAATCCACTATCAATTTTTTGACCACTTTCTAAACTGATAATATCTAAATTAGGTTCATTTACAAATCCTGATCCACCATATGTAACACTTACGATACCTAAAGTATTTGAATTTTTTATTTCAACAGTTGTTGATATCAAACTTTCTGGTTCTAGTGTTTTATCAGACGAATATTCAAACCCTTCATTTATAATTCTTATTTTTTCTACATTACCAACTGTTTTTGATGTAGGAATTATCGAAGCATTTGTACCAGATGAGAAAGTGGATACACCAGAAAATGTTGGAACTTTCTTATAATTTGTTCCTGGTGATACAATATTAATTAATTCAATTCCACCTTTTGCTGATTTTGAGTTAGTTGTATAAGATAATTGATTAGTTTCTGCAATGTTATATGTTAGTTTTTCTGGATTTTCTTGTAAAAATATATCAAATGACTTAGGAGTTACTAATTTTATCTGATAATTATTTGAATATGCACTATTTTCAAAATTTATTTTTGAATAATTGCTAACTTGTGTATCTGTTGTGCTTATTGTTCCAGATTTTTCTAAATTGTAATACAAAATATTTGGTAGACTGCTGCCATATCCTATAGTTACCGCAGTTCCGACAGAGGAGATATTAAAATTAGTTCCTACTCCAGAGGATAAAAATTCATTCTTGAAATTTTGATCATAATAGAATTTTAAATTATAACCTGAAATAGATGAATCAGATAAATCAAAAGTCAAATCATTATCTCTTATTGAGGTTATTTCAGGGTTTATGAGAGAAATTGATTGTGATGTTCCACCCGTGCTTCCTATTCCAATAGTATTTGGTATTGAACTTGTAGAATCTTTAATTGTTTCTGATAATTTAATATGATTATCATCGACTCTGTAAACAAAATAATTTTTATTTTGTAAACCCTCTGGTAAAGTATTAGAAGTATATTTTACCTTTTGACCTGTTTTTAAACCATGATCTAATATATTAATTTTATTTGAAGAAGTATCTATCCCAGTATTACTGAATAATATTGGATTGAGTAAAATATTTCCTGTCAATTCATCTCTTAATAGTCTAATAGAAGTTGATGTGCCAATACCGACTGATAAATTTGGTTTAACAACTAAATCTATGTGATCACCATTTGATAAATCATGATCAACTGGTGTTGTGACTGTTGTTTTAATTTGTTCAACATCACATGTTACTTGATCAAAATCTGTTTCAAATAAGTATAGATCACTATCGGCACTGTTTATATTTCTAAAGTAAACCTCTTTGAAGGTAGGTCCGATTCCAGTTTTAATACCGATTGTATTTACAGTCTTGTTAACAACAAATAGTGTGTCTGGTAAATTAAATATAGATGGATTTCTATCAGTAGATATTGATATATTTGGTGATCCAGCAGGTATACTTAATTTAATTTTTTGATTATTTTTAAATGGATGGTTTTCTAAGTATATTTGTCCTATTGGAATATTTCTGTTTATATCTTTACCTGCAAATGGGAAACTTACAGCATGTTCCGTTCCATCATCAGTTCCTATACCAATAGTTTGTGCAGGATTAAAGAATACTTTTTTATTCTTAGTTGATTCAAAATATGATATTTTTTTATCTATTGTAAATGAATCAGGTGTGTAACTGAATAAAGTTCCAAGAGGGTGAGTTGTACCAAAAGAAACGTTATCTCTCTGAACTGTTAATACATTTATATTTTTGTAAATGTTTAAAATTTTAAGTGTTTCTGTACCAATTCCTATACTTCCTCCAGCAGAAACAACACTTGGTATGGTTGATACATAAATTTCTGTTGTAAAACCTGCAATTGGTGATCCAGATATTGAAGAAATATTAGTTCCTGTAAAACTAGTAACTCCAATATTAAAAGAATCATTTAATTTTGAAATATCAGTTGATAATCCTGATAATATAACTGTCTCATCTCTATCAAAATTATGATTGGGATCTACAGATACGGTTATATTGTCCTCAGACCACTCTAAAACTGCGTTACTAAACTTTGTAGTAGATGTTGATACTGAACTAATTCCAACCCCTTCTACACTGGATACCTTTGCTAATAGACCTTCTCCCCCTGTTCCAGTGCTATCAAAATTTAAAGAATCCCCAACTTTAAAATTAATACCTTTATTGAGAATATTAAATCCAGTGATAGATCCTGATGATATTGATTCAATTTCAACCTTTTGGTCTTCTATTTCATTTGTCTCTACAATAAAATCATTATTAGCATTTTCATCAGCAACTTTGTGTGGAAATGTATTTCTTAACAAATCATTTTGATTAAAATCAAAATTTGTTTGTAACAAGAATTTATTGTCATCAATAAATTTAGACTTGTAAACATTACCTATAAAATATGGAAAAACTGGATTATTAATATTATCTATTGTAGCATGATAAGCATATACACCATTTGGGAATTCAGGTGTTCTTTCATACCTACCATTGTGTTCATCTAAATCTGCACTATTATCATATACATAATCCTCAACCAAATCACCGTCTGTTAAGTCTGGTCTATCAAAAATATTTTCTGGTTTTAAAACATAACTAGACTCTAGTCTCTTTAATGTCCCTGCATCACTTGGACTTGTATTTGGATCTGCAAATCCATAAGGTCCATAAATTGGATTTCCATCATAAGCCCATCCAATTATATTTGATGTAGATGCTCCATCGTCATTAAATGTGCTGGTTGTATACCCAGATACTGAATATTTTAAATTATTATTAGATTCTTGTAATATTTGATTGCTTACATTTAATTTTTGATGTAAATTCAATGTTAATGGTCTAACACTTGAATCAAAATATTGATTTTTACCTGCAGAGGTAATTTTAATAAATGAAGATGTTGAGTAACCTATACCTGCATTTGCTATAACGGTTCCAGATATCTTTTGATTTTCGATTATCAGTCTTATTGAAGCACCAGTTCCACTACCTGTAGGATCTACAAGTTCAATATCTGGAATTGAAAAATATTCACTTCCACCAAATTGTAAATTTATATCATTGAGTTTTCCATTTACAATGATTGGTTTTAATTGTGCATTCTTACCATTTTTAAGTGTTATGATTGGTTTATTATGATTATTGATAATTGTTGAACCATATCCTGTACCAGATTCATAGAGATATAATTGCTCAATACTACCTCTTACTTTTGGTGTGATTTCGATATTAACTATGGCAGTTGTACCAACACCTACGGGTATAAATTCAATAAATCCACTTATGTCTGGATATGCAAAATTTTGAAATCCTGATCCTTTTGATGTAAATTTGACAAATTCACCTCTTTCGAAATTACTGGTTACTGTACCACCTATACCCGCATCACATAATCTGAATGAATTATTGTCAATTTTCAGTATCTGATATTGTTTAGATGTGCTTAATCCTGCAATTAAATTCCCTTCAGTTGAATAATTAATAATTTCTCCACTACTAAATCCATGATTATCAAAATTAATAGTAGATTTAAAAGTGTTAATGCCAACCTGTTTAACTATTAACTTTCTATTTGTATATTCACTACCTTGATCAATAAGTTTTACATCAAGCAAAGTATTTCTTAAACCTACTTTAAAACCATGTTCTCCGATAGCATTACCACCATTTAAATTAATTGGGTTTACATCAGATGAAAAATCATCAAAAGTTTCATAAATTCTGATTGTGCGATTATTATTAACTCGTGGATAATAAGTTGCTCCATCAATTAATGTTGCAGTGCCCACTCCTACACCAATTCCAGTTCCAACCTTTGAATTATAGATAATAGGTTCACCATCAATAAAATTATGATTGTTAAAAAATATTATTTGATTTGTAGATGAATTAATACCACTTGCATTACCACCCTCCCTTGCAACTGGATTAAAAAGTTCTTCTCTGAATCTTGAACCTAGAACTGGTTCAATTACACAACCAGATCCATTACCCCCTGTTATACCAATAGAGACTATTTTATCAATATCAAAATTTTGTGGATCAACAAATACTTTTTCTATCTTTCCTTTAACTACTGGTTGTACCAGTGCTGTTGTTCCAATACCTGTTGATACTGTTATACTTGGTAAATTTATTACGTCAAAATTTTCTCCACCATTTAATACGTCAATTTTTTCAAGTGGTCCAAAATATATTTTATCGTTTGATTTATAGTTTGTAATTTCTACTCCGTTTATCAACATACCAGTCTGACCTGGTGCTGTAGATTCACCAATACCAGTTGTTAAATCTTGTTTTAATGGAAACTTTTTAATTAATCTTTGAGGTGATATTATATCAGACTTTTGAGAATTTAATATAAATTTATGTGAAGAAATTCCTACTGTATTATTAGTAAACTCTAAATTTTTATTAAGTTCAATTCCAGCTGGTGATCCATACAATTTAATTCTTTTGGATGATATTACATCAACATAATATATTCCAGTGTCTAATCCAACTAAACTGGGTCCAAAATTAGGAGTGTAAAAAATTTCGTCTCCTGTTTTGAAAGGAACATCAGTATCAAAAACTATAACAGTAGAGAGTCCTGACTCTAGTATTCCAGTTAAAAAACCTACATTATTATTTTCATCCAATATAATTTTTTTAGTATTTGCATCTATCTGTCTAGAAATTCCAATTTTATTATTGTTTGCATCTACTACATGAGATGGTAAAGAGTTTGATGCCACAAAAGCATTCTCATCTTCATTTTGTAAATATACATTTTGAATATCTGAAATAACAGAGTCATTACCATATTCAATAGGTGTTCCTGAACTACTTGCCTTATTTAATTTTTTTCTAAGTTTATAATCCTGATCACTAGATGGAGTAAATCCTACAAGTAATTTTAAAGATACTGTATTATTTGTCTCATCAATTGAATCTATGTATGGTGTATTATCACCTGCAAGTGGGTAAACAATTCTATTGCTGGATCTTTCAACTATTTCAACTCTATCACCTACTTTTAAACTTGATCTATCAATTTTACTTAAAAGTTTTATATTTGCTGTATTAGGTGTTCCATCTATAAAATATGAAGAGCTTGTGTTGTAAATCCATGAATTACAGAAAATTTCTTTATATGATTTATTAGATGATGGGTTAAGTACTTTATCACCAATCGACTTAACTGCAAAAATTTCCCCTTCATCAACATCAATATCTCCAACTTGTTCAAAATCAGATATAACACCTGTCAGACGTAAAACAACTTTCTTATTTAAATCTCCATCTTCATATCCGAAATATGTTATGTTTGATCTTATATTTTCAATAGGACTAATAGTAGATGTAATTCCAGCACAATCTAAAAATTGATTGACTGTTTTTGATCCATATGTAATCGTGTTTACACCAGCAATTATAGTTCCCGCAGTTCCAAATCCGATTGTTGAATCAACATTTATAACTGATGCTCCTATAGAAACTGTTTCTAATGATTTTGTATTAGGAACAACAACAAAATCATCCTTAACATTAGATGTTTCATCATATCCAACAAATAATCCAATTTTATAATATGTTGTAATACCACTTTGACCAGAATCAACTCTCTCAAAGGGTTCTATTTCTGAAATAGATGCATTTATATCATTATCAATATCACTACGGAACAGAGTTTGACCTGTAAGACCTTTGAGAAGGGTTTGTCCTCTTAACTTGACTGGATTACCAGATAATAATTCAGCAACACATACTTGTCTTCTCACGTAGTTTGCTGTAGATGGTTTTATTAATTTTTCTTCTAAATTTAAAATTTTAGGTGTTAATCCATACAACACATTGAATAAAATTCTAAATGATTCATCAGTTCCTTTTGCTTGATATAATGATCTTGCTTCTCGAATAAATGTTCCAACATCCAAATCAGGTTGAAAGTTTTTATTCTCAAGACCAGGTGTAAATGTCTTTTTGAATTTATTATAAAATTCTTTAAGAAATAAAGTGCTTAAATTTTGTATTGATGTTAATGAATCATGAGAATTTGCATCACTTGTACTAAAAACTAAATTTTCTTTTTTTAAGTCTGCATGATAACTGGTTATACCACTAAATCCACGTTTACAACCAGTAAATGAATTTGTTGTAATACCTGTGTATGTAATAATTTCATTATCTATCTTTAGAAGACCGTATTTACTAGGAAATCCCTTGGTACTACTAACTTGTATGGTTTCACTAGTAGAAGATATTCCCACTGCCAATACTGATGAATCTACTACTACTTCAGGTGTCAAATTATCAATATTGAGGTATTGATCTAAATTATCTACAATATCAATTGCACCACCTTGATATTCTTGAGAAGCATAATATTGTTGTAAAAAATCAACAGTCAGAGGACTCTCATCCAAAATAAAATTTGGAAGTTGATTTGATATTACATCTTGTATTTTGACTTTATTGACTATCCCTGTTTCGATCATACTATGCTCTTGTTATTTTTCCATTAGGATAACTTGATGTATAAAAATCTGTTGTAAATTGTACTCCAGATATTTCATCACCAGAAGAAATTACATCTCTTACCATATTTATTGAACTATTTGAGATATCTAATGAAACATACAAATCTTTCAATCCAACAACATCATTTGATCTTGGGAAAGCTTGAACTTCAATAATATTATTTGGTTTAACTGTTGATGTGATGTTTATTGTTGAAATGTTTATTTCACCCTTCTCATAATCGACTGATCCAGCAGAAGAGATTACATTACTAATCTCACCATTGTCTAAAATCTTAAATATTTTGATAACTCCTGTTCTACGATCTGCATTAGGCACATCAGTCATGTAAACTATTGATGTATTTCCAAAAACAGTAAATCCAGTTGATTTAATGTTAAATCCATTTGGATCAACATAGAATTTATTACCATAACATAATTCATACTGAGCAAATTGATTTACTGATGATTTTAAATTTCTTCTTATGGTTATCTTTGTAATATTAGAGGTAATTGCTTCATCTGTACTATCAATGATATTAACTAACTTACTATACTTCAATCTTCCACCAAATTTATTCAAATTAATCGATTGAGAGTACTTTGATAAAGAATTAATTACGTTAGTCTTAAGTGTATCAGTTGATGAGACAAAGGAATCGTTAAAATATACACTTGAATCAAGTTCAACGTATAAAATTTTCAAATCTACGATTTTTTGAGTTATTCCTGATACCGTATACTGTTTTAATTTTGATAATATTTGATTTTTTGAAAAATCAGAGACAAAATTGCCATTTTTGGGTTTTATACTGATAACAACTGTTCCAAATTCTGGTGGATTGAGTTCTTCACCTCCAATAACAGAAACTGACTCTGTATTTGGATAAATTTTCTTAATTACTGACTCATAATCTCTTGATGTGACTGCTCTATTCTGTGAAGAATACGTAATTGGTGAAAAATACTTGATAGAATCAATAGATTCAATGTTTGATCCATTTTGTGCCTTAAAATTAGTTGTAATTGACACTTCATTTTCGATTGTGACAATATTTCCTGCCTGATCAATCAATCTTCCAGAAAAAGTGAACCTTTCTGCACCATTTCCATCCTCTCCATCAGTTGTAATGTATTTTACACGTATACGATTACCATCTTGACCTACTGCGGTGCCTAATTTCTTCCCAAAAAACCCATCTCCAAATTTAAGTTCATATTTTTCGTCTTGAATCTCACTAACTAAGTAAATTTTTGAATTTTCATCAATACTTACGATATCATTTACTAAATTATACTGAGTTCCGTCATTACTATCACCAACTTCTGCAATATAGACAGCAATTTTTGATGTATCTATGTTTGGATTGTCTAAAATGAACCTTTGATCGAGTGATCCATCGTAAATAAACTCTTTTTCAAGATAAATTCCTTGATAAACGTTAACATTTGAAAATGTTGCGACTCCATTCACCACAGTTGTGCTTACAGGTTCCGTAATTGAGAAGGTATATGTCAAATCATTCACATCACCTGTGCAAACAAGACCTGGTTTAATTGTAACTGAGTTAAGTGTTTCTGGAACGGTTGCAGTAAATGATATTTGTGCATTTGCTGCTGTTTTAGATCTTGGTGTATATCCTATATTTCCTGCAAGTGACACAACATTCTGTCTTAATGTGGCAGAATCCAAGAAAGATTCATTCACAATCATATTTGAGTTGAATGCTGTGATATATGTATTGTATGCGAGTGTGTCAATAAGAACAGAAAAGTTTGAACCATCAAAATCAAAGTCTGTAAACTTAGAATTTGCTCTCAGATAGTCCTTTATTGACGTTTTTATTTGATCGAAATCAAGATTTGTAAAATTGGAGAAAGGCATTTTACCTTGTTGCCTCTAATATAAATGAATATTCTTGAGTTGGGAACTCTTGACCTATAATATCGAAAAATATAGTGGCTTCAAACTCATTTGTGTCGGGTGATGGGTCAACTTCTACCCTGACATTATCAACTCTTGGTTCATAATTTTGCACTGCAGCCTTAATTTGGTCTTGAATAACCGATGCAGTACCAAAATCAACAAAATCAAAGAGACTTTCATACACATCTGATCCAAAAGTAGAGTTAAAAAACTTTTCTGTTGGTATTGTTTCTACAATATTGCGAACTGATCTGCGAATTGCACTTTCATTCTTCAAAATTGGTAGATCTTTTGTAATTGGATGGGGTGAAAATGACAAACTAATGTCTTTAAATTCTCTTGATACCCTTTTGATTGCCATGAACCAAGTTTTATATTTATTTATACCCTTTTTTTAACAAAATTATCC